ATTATTGGTGTAAACGGAACTGCATTGGTTTGTCACATTGGTCAAATAACTGCCGCAAGAAATGGTACAATCTTAACAGGTAGTATGGAATGCTTTGAAGCACCAGCAGGTGGTGATCCAGACATTAACGTACACTCTGCAACAGAAGGTACTGGTGTTGAAGATGGAGCTATCGGTGATTTAACTGAAACATTATTGGTTAACGCAGGTGATGCAACATTAGGAAGTAAAGTTTATTTTACTGGTGTTCCTGCAGCCGATGACTTTTTATATTTAACCACAGGTGCTGCAACAGATGCAGATTACACTGCTGGTAAGTTATTCATTGAATTAATGGGTTACGAAGCTTAATAGGGGGTTATCATGGCAGTTAGGTCTGACGTAAAAGCCTTTAATCACGATCAAGGTGATGACGCAGCAGTTGTAGGTCCTGCAAGATCAAGGATAAGACAAATAGTAATTTTTGGTAATTCTGCTGGTGCATTAACCATTAAAAATGGTTCAGGTGGATCGGATATATTAGTTCAGAGTTTTCCAACTGGGTTACATACTTTGAACATTCCAGATGCAGGAGTATTAGCTGAAAGTGGAGCATATATACATGCTTTTACTGGAAGTGGTAACAAACTTACCTTGTTTTTATCCTAATGGCTAGAAAACAAGACAAGCAACCACCTAAGACTAAAAAATATTTCCGCTCCACTAAAAGTGGTGCGGGAATGACTAAGGCGGGTGTCGCTAAATATCGTAGAGACAATCCTGGTTCTAAACTTAAAACTGCTGTGACAGGCAAAGTAAAAAAGGGAAGTACAGCGGCTAAGAGGCGTAAGTCATATTGTGCCAGATCAGCAGGTCAAATGAAACAATTTCCTAAAGCTGCTAAAAATCCTAATAGTCGCTTGAGGCAAGCTAGAAGAAGGTGGAAGTGTTAATATGAAAGCAGAAGATGTTTTAAAATTATTAGAAAAACACGAAAGTGAATGCAATAGGCGATATGCAGAAATACAAGATAAACTTAAATCTTTGGATAGTAGGATATGGGGTATTTATGGTGTCATTATAGTTGTTGCAGTGCTTGAAAAGGTATTTTAGATGGTTATGGGTCGTTCTCAAATGAGTAGGCAAATATCTAAGCCACCGAACAAAAAGAAAAAAATAAAAAAAATAGTAAAGGTGAAAAAAAATGCCAAAAGACGCTTGTTACAGAAAAGTTAAAGCTCGCTACAGAGTTTTTCCAAGTGCTTATGCTAGTGGAGCAATCGCAAAATGTAGAAAAGTTGGTGCGGCAAATTATGGTAATGCTAAGAAAAAAGCTGAAGGTGGTGTCGTTGAAATGAAAAAAGGAGGATCTGTTCCGAAGAACAAAAGGAAAAGATCATCTAAAAACCCTAATATTGCTCGTGGATGTGGTATCGTCATGAGTAACAGACGTAAAGTAACAAAGTATAGATAATGGCAGTTCGTAAAACAAAATCTGGATTAAATCTTAAACGATGGTTTAAAGAAGATTGGAAAGACGTTAAAACAGGTAAACCTTGTGGTCGTAAAAAAGGGGAAAAAAGAGGAACACCTTATTGCAGACCTAGTAAAAGAGTTAGTTCTAAAACACCTAAAACTAGATCAGAGATGACATCGGCAGAAAAAAGAAGTAGAATAAGTCAGAAGAATAGAATAGGACAACCCGCAGGTAAACCAAGAAGAGTTAAATCTCTTAGGAGAAAAAAGAAATGACAACATCTAACTCTACAAATTTTGAGCTTGACGTAGCTGAATACATAGAAGAGGCATTTGAAAGATGTGGTTTAGAACTCCGCACTGGGTATGATCTTCAAACAGCAAAAAGATCTATGAATATAATGTTAGCTGAATGGGCTAACAGAGGTTTAAATCAATGGACAATAGAACAAAGAACACAAGCCTTAACAGCAAGTGATTCAGATTATTCTTTAGGAACAGATGTTATTGATATATTATCTGCTGTTGTTCGTAGAAGTGGAACAGATTTTAGTATGTCCAGAGTAAGTAGAGATACTTATTTGGCTATACCAACTAAAACAACTACTGGTAGACCAACACAATTTTTTCTTGATAGACAAATAACACCTAATTTGAAGATTTGGCCCACACCTGAAAACAGTACAGATGTCATTTATTATGATGCTTTGACTAGAATACAAGATGCTGATGGAGCAACAAATACAATGGAAATACCATTTAGGTTTTATCCTTGTTTAACTGCTGGATTAGCATATTACATATCTATGAAAAAAGCTCCAGATAGAATACAATTATTAAAAACAGTTTATGAAGAAGAATTTGAAAGAGCTATGGGTGAAGATAGGGATAGATCAAGTTTTACTGTAACACCACAACTTAATTATTATAAGGTGGGATAATGGGAGCTTTTGCATCTGGTAAACATGCTTTTGGACTATCAGATCGTTCTGGATTTAGGTACAGAATTAAAGATATGCGTAAAGAATGGAATGGATCTTTGGTTGGCAAAGATGAGTATGAAGAAAAACATCCTCAACTTACACCTCCAAGAATACCAACTGATCCAGAAGCTATAAGAAATGCAAGACCAGACAGAACAGAAACTGCTGTTCCTAACATATTGCCTTTAAACGCTTTTACTGTTACATCATCTTCGACAACAATAAGTGTTAATGAACCTAATCATGGAAGATCATCAAACGACACTGTTAGATTTAGAGATGTATCCTCTATAGGTAATATACTTGGCTCAGTCATTACATCTGCAACTGGCTTTACGATAACAAAAACAGATGATAATAATTATACATTTGATAGTGGTTCTACTTCAACCATAACACAAAAGGGAGGTGGTGGCATTGCTTCGGCAGGACCTGTCACTATAACAAATTAATGAGTTTTACTTTAGCAACATTAAAGACAGCGATACAAGATTACACAGACAATAGTGAAACATCTTTTGTTACTAACCTGCCTAATTTTATAAAAGGCGCAGAAGAAAAAATATTTAAAAGTGTTGATCTTGATTATTTTAGGAAAAATGTTACGAGTGCGATGTCATCATCTGATCCTTATTTAAGTGTACCATCAGATTTTTTAAGTGTGTTTTCTCTGCAAATAACAACGTCTGGATCAGAAAATTTTCTTTTGCAGAAAGATGTTAATTTTTTAAGAGAGTATACTCCAGCTTCATCAACAACAGGCACACCTAAATATTATGCTAAGTTTGATGTAGCTAACTTTATTTTAGCACCAACTCCAGATGCAAATTATACTGTTGAATTACATTATTATTATAGACCCGCTAGTTTGACCGCAGGAGCTGATGGTGGAACAACCTGGATTAGCACAAACGCTCCTTTTGCTTTACTTTACGGATCATTAATTGAAGCGTATTATTATATGAAAGGTGAACCAGATGTTTTGGCTCAGTACGAAAAAAATTACGTTTTTTATATAGAAAGACTAAAAGACTTAGGTGAAGCAAGAGAAAACACAGATGGATATAAAGTTGGTCTACCATCAAGACCAAGAACATAGGAGTTAAAAATGGCAACATCAAATGCAGCAACCAATTATCTAGAGAGAAGAATATTACACTATATATTCAAGAATAACTCTCTTAGTTTTTCTAGTCCTGGAGATAGTATTTATGTAGGATTAGCTACAGCAGTAAGTGCAGCAGAAACAGGTTCTGTGACAGAAGCAACCTTTACAAACTACGCAAGACAACAAGTAGCTGCTTCTGGTTGGACAACAATAGGTGCAGACTCAACAGACACACAAACAGCAACCAATGCAGCGAATATTGAGTTCCCAGCATCTGGTGGAACAACTAATACAATAACACATGTTATTATTGCTGACGCATCAAGCAGTGGTAACATATTATTTGTAGGAGCTTTAGATGCTAGTAAGGTTATAGCTTCTGGAGATATATTTAGAATTAATGCAGGGAATCTAACTGTAGAGTTAAAATAATGGCACTTGTAATATCAGACAGAGTAAAAGAAACTACCACTACAACAGGTACTGGTACATATAATTTGGGTGGTGCTGTTACTGGCTTTGAAACTTTTACAGCTAATCTTAGTAACTCTGATACAACGTATTATGCTTGTACTGACAATACAGACTTTGAAGTTGGTATTGGCACTTTTACAGCTTCTGGAACAACATTAGCTCGAACAACTATATTAGCTAGTTCTAATTCAAACAATGCTGTGAGCTGGAGTTCTGGAACAAGAACTATATTTTGTACTTTACCTGCTTCAAAAACAGTGTTTTTAGATGCTAGTGGTAATGCTACAATAGGTGGAACAGTTACAGCTACTGGATCTTTTATTATTGGATCTGCTGATATGAATGAGGCAGACCTAGAAAAATTAGATGGTATTACAAATGGCACAATAGCAGCAAGTAAAGCTGTAGTAGTTGATGCAAACAAAGACGTTTCTTCATTTAGAAATCTAACCGCTTCTGGTGCAATAACTGCTGGTAGTTTTGTAATAGGTTCAGCAGATATAAACGAAAATGATCTTGAGGCTATTGATGGTATTACAGCAGGAACTGTTGCGGCTTCAAAAGCAGCGATAGTTGATACTAATAAAGATATTACTGGTTTTAGAAATGTAACTTTAACTGGAGAACTGGATGCAGCCACATTAGATATATCTGGTAATGCAGATATAGATGGTACATTAGAGGCAGATGCTATTACTGTTAATGGTACAGCCCTTAACACTGTTATAGCAGGTGTTACTGTAACAAACGCAACCAATGCCGCACATGTAAGCGTTGCAGATAACGAGAATGCAAACGAAGAAAATTTAATAACTTTCATAGAAGATGCGTCAGCAACAGGTAATGTTGGCTTAGAATCGGATGGTGACTTTTCATACAATCCAAGTACAGGTACAGTTTCTGCTACAATATTCAAGGGTAATATAGATGCTGTAGATGGTGACTTTGATGGAACTCTAGAAGCAGATGCCATCACATTAAATGGAACAGCTATTACTGCAACAGCAACTTTAGATACTGGTATCTCTAATAATAATGTACCTAAGTTTACAACTGGTGTAGCAGATGATGATTTTTTAAGAGTTGCGGGTACAGCAATAGAAGGCAGAAGTGCTAGTGAGGTGCTTTCAGACATTGGTGGTCAAGCTAGTTTGACATTTGGTATATCAAATACCAATGCAGTTAAGATAGATAGCGCTAGTGTTGCTGATGATGAGTACGCTAGATTTACTGCAAATGGATTAGAGAGTAGATCTACTAGTGAGGTTTTGTCTGATATAGGCGGGGTAACCGCAGCAGACGCATCTAATGATGCAACAGCTTTAGCAATAGCGTTAGGATAATGATATGGCAAATACATTTAAATTAATTTCAAAAGCAGGTGTAACGACAGCCGATGTTATATACACAGTAGCAAGTTCCACAACAACAGTTCTACTGGGAATAATGTTAGGTAATACAACAACAAGTCAAGTTACTGCCACAGTTACAATAGAATCAGATACTTCAAATAGATCAGGAGCGAATAACGAAGCCAACCAGAATGTTGAACTTGTTACCAATGCTCCCATTCCAGCAGGATCATCATTAGAACTTTTGGCGGGTAACAAAGTTGTTATGGAAGCAACAGATGTATTAAAACTTACAGCAAGTGGAGCTACAGATATTGCTGTATCAATAATGGAGATAACATAATGCCTTTTCTTGGTAAAACTCCAGTTACAACTTTTGAGGCTACAACTGCCGTAGAGAGATTCAATGGCGATGGATCGGATACCACATTTACACTAGGAAGAACAGTAAGTTCAGTACAAGATGTGCTTGTATCTGTAGATGGTGTGGTGCAAGACACATCAGCATATACAATACCAGATGGAACAACATTGACATTTACGGCTGCACCTAGTTCTGGAACTGCAAATATCTTTGTAAACTCCTTAGCACCGCAAACAGGCACAGTTACACCAGCCG